TCTTGTAGAAGTAAAAGACGGTATCTTAACTGTAGAAGGTAAAGTTGAAGATAAAAATATAGACTATGTTCAAAAAGGACTAGCTTATAGAAAATTCATTAAACAATTTGAGTTAGCATCTGATGTAGTAATTGATGAAGCTGAAATGGTTGATGGTTTACTTAAAATTAAACTTGGTTTTAAAAAACCAAAAGAAGTTGAAGGTATTAAAGTAGAAGTAAAATGATGCCTTACAACAAAGAAGAAAACGATTGGTTAAATCCAATCCTTTAATTCTTCTCCCATAACTTTTGAGGCAATATCTACTTTTTTGCGGAGGGCCTTTACGATTTTTTCGTCTACTGTGCCCTCTGCTATAATATCAATATAAGTCATTTTTCTAGTTTGTCCTGCTCTATTAATCCTAGCTTCAGACTGAGTTCTTTTTTCTAAATCATATCCGTTAGAATAATAAATCATAACATTAGCTGCAGTTAGTGTAATTCCATATCCACCAGTTTGAGGAGTACCTATTAAAAATCTAACTTTACTATTTGGATCCTGCATTAATTTAATATTGTTTTGTCTTTCTTCACTTGGAGTATCTCCATAGTACGTTACAAAAGAATCGGGTCCATATTCTTTTGTTATAGCTTTAACAATAGATTGAATATCATGTTTATAATGAGCCCATATAACTGCTTTGTTTTCTACTTCACTTAATATCTCCATTAAAGCATTTAATCTTTCATTTTTAATTTCTTTAACAGTTCCATCATCTGCTTTAAAATGTCCACAAGTAATTTGATGTAGTCTCATTAATTGAACTAAAGCAGTAGCGGTTGTCATAAGTTTACCATCTAATTGTGCTAAAGCTATTTCTTTCATAGATTCATATATTTTATTTTGTTCTGGGCTTAATTGAATAATTCTTTTTGTATATGTATAATCAGGAAGATCTAAACAATCTTCTTTTAAAATTCTAAAAGAAAAAGGTTCTAATCTTTCTGAAAGTTCTCCTAAATTTTTATAACCAACTATCACCTGAACAGATCTACCACCAAAGTTTGCAGTTTTTAAAATTGCATATCTTGTTTTAAAAGCATAGTAAGAAGTGTAATCTAATAAACCCTCACTCAAAAATTCACATTGTTTATATAAATCCAGGGGAGATTTAGTTACTGGAGATCCAGTTAATATTCTTCTATATTTAGTTTCTCTACCTAAAGAGACAATGGATTTAGTTCTAATGGCTTCTGGATTTTTAATAGTAGTAGATTCATCTATCGCCATTAATGTTTCATGACAACTTATAAATTTTTGTGCAAACTCTAAACCTTTTCTAGTTGAAAATGCTTCTACATTCATAAGTAAAATATGAAGATCAGTTCCAGATTCAAATAAAGAATCTAATAATATTTTTTGAGATTGATTAATGTTTGATTTCCATAATACCATTTTTTTTTCTATATGCTTTGGTATATGATTTGGAATTTCTATATCATGCCAGTTTTGATAAACACCTTTTGGGGCTACAATAAGGGCCCCATTAATCTTACCTTTATCGTATAACATAGCTATATTATCAATAAGGACCTTAGATTTACCTGTTCCCATTTCCATAAAATATGCAAATGCGACCTTATTCCATGACTTTTCCAATGCAGTTATTTGATGTGCATAGGGTTTAGTTTTAAACTTATAATTCATAATATTTAACTTTATCTTTCTATAAAAATACATTATATCATAACCATAATTTATATGTCAAGTAAAGAAAGTATGGACACAACAGTATTTGTAATACAAGAATTACCTGGTACTAGGGCAGGGCAACCTAAATTTAATATTATGGGTGCAGCTAAATATGGTAAATTAAAAGTATTGTTGCCAGAATATTCTCAAATGGTATTGAGTCCAGGTCCTCTTATTATTAAATTAAGGTCATTATTAAAAGAATACACAGAAAAAGATTATTTACTACTTACAGGTGATCCTGCAATTATTGGAGTAGCTTGTTCTATTGCTTCTGATATTACAAATGGTAAATATAATTTATTAAAATGGGATAGACAAGAACAAGTTTATTACCCTATAGAAATTAACTTATTTGAGAAAGGTTTAGTAGATGAAAAATAATTTATCCTATATGTTGACATATAGATAAATAGGTGTTATATTAAGTTTAATGAGTAAATTAGAAAGAAAGTTAACAATAAACAGAAAGATAAAAATATGAATATAAACTTTGAACAAGACCAAACAGAATCTATTACACAAGCTAATGATGCTAAGTCTTTATCAGATCAAGTTATTAAATTAAAAAATCTTGAAGATAAAGTTGTATTGGCAGAAGCAGCTTTAAAAAAATTACAAGAAGAAGTAGATATTCTTTCAGGTGATGTCATTCCTACAATGATGCAAGAAATGAATATCTCAACATTGAAATTAGCAGATGGTTCCGCTGTAGAAGTGAAACCCATCTACGGTGCTTCTATTTCCGCTGAAAGGAAAGAAGAAGCATTTAACTGGCTTCGTACAAACGGCTTAGGTGATCTTATTAAAAATGAGGTTACCGTTTCTTTTGGCCGCAACGAAGATAACAAGGCAATTGCTTATGCAAACCTTGCAGCAGAGAATGGATATCAACCCGCCCAGAAGTTAAAGGTTGAGCCCATGACTCTCAAAGCATTGGTCAGAGAGCGTATCGAAGCTGGGAAAGATATGCCCTCTGATCTATTTAACGTGTTCGCAGGAAACAGAACCAAAATAATAAGGAAATAAACATGAACAAAGCACAAGGCACAATGGACCAAGGGACAAAAACGTCCAATGCAGTAGCTGAGAAAGTAGCTGCAGGAGCTTTAGCTGTTAGCATTTTTGAAAATGATGCAGATAAAGGTCTAGGTAATATAGGTCACGAGGATCTAGCATTACCTTTTCTTAAAATACTAGGACAACTATCTCCAGAAGTTAATAAAAGGGATGGTAAATATGTTCAAGGTGCAGAACCTGGAATGATTTACAATTCTGTAACTGGAGAATTATTTGATGGTGAGAAAGGAATTAGCGTTCTACCATGTCATTACAAATTAGAATATATTGAATGGCAAGATAGAGGTGAAGGTTCTGGTGCTCCAGTTGGAATACACTCTTCGTCAAGTGATATAATGACTAAAACAAAAAGAGATGGTTCTTTTAAAGATAGATTACCAAATGGTAATTATATTGAAAAAACTGCAAGTCATTTCTTAATTGTTTGTGGTCAAACTCCAACTACAGCTTTACTTGCTATGAAATCTACGCAATTAAAGATTAGTAGAAAATGGAATAGTATGATGGCTAGTATTAAGATGAAAGGTGCAAATGGATTATTTACACCGGCATCTTTTAGTCATTCTTACAAATTAAGAACTGTTCAACAATCTAATGATAAAGGTACATGGTTTGGTTGGGAAGTTACTAAAGTAGGTCCTGTAGAGGATGCTTCTTTATATCAACAAGCTAAATCGTTTGCTGAAAGTGTTTCAAAAGGAGACGTTAAAGTGAAACACGGTGAATCTGCTGGATCTGAAAAAGGATCTGAAGGTCATTTCTAACTCCTTTCGTTGATGTGTGGGCAAGCAATTGCCCACATTAAAATATTACAGAGGGCTAAATGGAAAGAAAGTTTATAGAGTATTTTTCTGGGTTGCAGAGAAATTATGGTTTTGCTGATTTAAGCGAAATGATGATTGATCCTCAAACAGGAAAGAACCAACCAAAAAAATATGGTTGGACACACAGACAGATAACTGATCAGGATTATACAGATCATTTAAGTGGAAAAAAATCTATAGGTATACAACCATGTGATGATGATGGTATGGCTAGGTTTGGCGCTATAGATATTGATTCTAAAGATTACAAAGATTTTTCAGTTAAGAAATATTTAGATATTATAAAAATTTATGATCTTCCATTAATACCAGTTAAATCAAAGAGTGGTGGATTACACCTTTATTTATTTTTAAAAGAACCTGTTAAAGCATTAATAATTAAAAAATTTTTAGAAAGTTTATTATTCACTTTAAAACTTCCATTAAGAACAGAAATTTATCCTAAGCAAACGGAACTTGGAAAAGATTCTGAAGGAAAGTTTATAGATGGTAATTTTATAAACCTGCCATATTATAATAAAGCTGAAAGAATATCAATTAACTTTGATGGTAAGGAATTTACATTTGAACAATTTATTAAAGTTATAGAAGCAAATTTAAAGACAACAGATGAATTAGAAGAGTTTTCATTAGCCCATGTGAAAACTGTACTACAGGGAGGCCCATCCGAGTTTGATGATGGTCCTCCTTGTCTACAGATGATGACTAAAAGTCCATTAGATGATGGAAGAGATAGATGGTTATATAATTACATGGTATTTGCTAAGAAAAGATACCAGGACAAATGGGAAGAGATGGTTATAGATGCTCCTAAAAAATATTTTTTAAAAGATTCTAATGGATTGGTTGTTGATGATTGGGGAGAAAAGAAAGTAAGAGATAAGATTAGATCTTGGAAAAAAGATTCTACTAAAGGATATACTTGTACTCAAGAACCTATTGCAAACTTCTGTATGAAATCAGAATGTGTAAAAAGGAAGTATGGATTTCTATCAGATAGAAAAGTATTGTTCCCTAAGTTATCTAGTTTAGTTAAGATAAAATATCCAGAACCAGAATATACATTTAACGTTGAATTACCAAATGGTGACTCTAAAAATGTTAAAGCAAAACATATTAAACAAATAGTATTACAAGAAGAGATTAGATCTATCATTGCTGCAGCTGCAGATTTTGTTCCTCCTAAGGTAAAGTCTAATGAGTTTCAAGAAGTATTAGATAATTTGTTTCCTCCTAAGGAAGAGTTATTACCACCTAAAGGAACTACTCCAGATGAACAATTAGAAGAATATTTAAAAGATTATGTAAATGGACCACAGGCTAAGTCTAATGCTGCATTTAAAACTGGTGCAGTATTAATAGAGGGAGATCATGCTTATTTTAAATACCAAAGTTTTTATAACTCTTTAAAAAGCAAAGATTGGAAAGAAAACAAATCTAAAACTGCAGAAAAAATAATACAAATAGGTGGTGGTAAAGAAAAAACAGAGATTAATGTACCTAAAAGATTTCCTAAAAAACAAGGGGAGAAAGAATCACATGATCCAATTGATGTAATAAGAATACCTATAGATAAGTTTAAAATTAAACAATCTAAGCCTGAGATAATGTCCGTTAAATCTAAAAAGGATATATTTTAATGATTAGAAAAGTATTGGGTCCTCCAGGAACGGGTAAAACAAGAAGACTTCTTGGGGAAGTAAATAATTATTTAAACAAAGGTGTTCCCTTAAATAAGATAGGTTATTTTGCTTTTACTAGGAAAGCAGCCAATGAAGCAAGAGAAAGGTTTTTACAATTAAATAGTAATTTAACAAAAACTGATGCTAAGTTTTTTCAAACATTACATTCTTTAGCTTTTCATACTTTAGGTATGAGTGAAGATAATGTTATGCAGCCGGTTCATTATGAACAGATAGGTAAAGAATTAAGTATACGAGTTAACTATTCAAGTGATCTAGAAGAAAGTTGTTATATGAATTGTGATAATGAATATTTTAAATTAATTAGTAAAGCACGAGTTAAATGTATTTCTATTGATGATGAGTTTAATACTAATGAATGGAGTAGAGATATAGATTTAGATACTTTACATCATATAAACATTAATCTTAATAATTATAAGAAAGCCTACAACTTAGATGATTATACAGACATGATAGAAAGATTTGTTCTTGATTCAGATAAATGTCCTTTGTTTGAAGTTATCTTTATAGATGAAGCTCAGGATCTATCTCCTATTCAATGGAAGATGTTTGATATATTAAAATCAAAATCTAAAGATGTATTTTTAGCAGGGGATGATGACCAGGCTATTTTTGCTTGGGCTGGAGCTGATGTTAATAGATTTATAGATGAGCCAGCAGAAGAAGAAGTACTACAACAATCTGAACGTATACCATTAGCCGTTCAAGAATTATCCAATACAATATTAAATAGAATACAGGGTAAGAGAAAAGAAAAAGTATATTATGCAAAGAAAGATAGTGATGGGAATGTAGTCCAGGGGAAAGTAGATACTATATTTGATATAGATAGTTTAGATTTAACAACTGATAAATGGTTAATATTAACTAGAACAACATATAGATCGGATGAAATATCTGATTTATTAAAAGAAAAGAAATTATATTTTAAGAATAGATATGGCAAAAGTTTTGATCATAGTCTTTATAAATCAGTATTGAAATGGACTGATCTCACATTAGGTAAAGAAATATCTATTGCAGATTGTAAGGATATTTATGAATATTTAGATGATACATTTGATGAAAATAAGTTTGGAAATAAAACTTATGTCAAAATAGAAGATTTAGGATTTACTCCTGGAGTAACTTGGTTTGATGCTTTTACAAATTTAGATCAAGAGAAAGAATTATATATTAGAACTATGTTAACTAATGGTGAAAAATTATCTGAGGAACCAAGAATAGAAGTATCAACCATTCATGCAGCAAAAGGTGGTGAATGTAAGAATGTTATTCTTGTTCTAGATAATGCAAGGAAAATAAGACAATCTACAGAAGAAAATGTAGATAAACAGGATGAAGAACATAGAGTTTGGTACGTTGGTGCAACAAGATCTATGGAAAATCTTTATATATTAAAATCTAAAAAGGAATGGAAAGGATATCAGTTATGAGTAATAAAGCATTTTATAAACAAGTAGGAGGAGTTCATTATAAGAAATATAAAATACAACCTTCTTTATTTATCAATAAAAATAAGATACTGTTTGCTGAAGGCAATGCAATTAAATATATTTGCAGACACCAAGATAAAGGAAAGAAACAAGATTTGTTGAAAGCAATTCATTATATAGAAATGATTATAGAAAGGGATTATGAAAGTACCTCTATTTGAAGCACAGAAGGAATGGGTAGAACCAGAAGAGTTTCCTGATCTAAGATCTTATGATGAGATCGCAGTAGACTTAGAAACAAGAGATCCTGATTTAAAAAAGAAAGGATCTGGTTCTGTTATAGGTAATGGAGAAGTAATTGGTATAGCTGTTGCTGTACCAGGAAGATCTTTTTATTTTCCCATAGCCCACGGCTCAGGGCCCAACATGGATAAGAAAAAAGTATTAGAGTGGTTTAAAGATACTATGGCTACTCCTGCTTTAAAAATATTTCATAATGCAATGTATGACGTATGTTGGAT